CCCTCTACAATTGGCTTATCTAGGTGCTCGAATTTCAAGCCACGTTTCTTGATGTCGTAAATGACATATATTAAACCACTAAGCATGAAAATAGTTAGTATGCTTCCTAATATGTCTGTATCGGTCATCGTGTTATTTCCTCCTCAATCTTTCGCGTCAAATAATCGATATTCCGTCTCAAATGCTCATTTTCTTCTAATATCTTTTCTCGATCTATCACTGGCTTAAATTCTGGAAAGCCGGCAATCGGTCTTAATTCCTTACCCTCTTCCACTAATTCAAAACGCCCATCCATAAACTGGTCCAACGGTCTGGTCCAAACAATATCGTTCAACTTGCCTTTTTCAACATAAACGACAACCTTTCGTCCTGATACCTCTTCTAAGGCTATCCCTACAGGCATTACCACCTTACCGGACTTTACATGTCTGTAGTGTTTGCCTGGTTGTAATTCTTCAAGTTTCATTCAACCACCTCCAACTCCTCAATCTTCCGTTCCAAATAAGCAATGCGACGCTTCAGGCTATCCCTTTCTCTCACTAGTTGATTCACCTGTAAGATTTTCAATGCCATCATTTCATTCATATGCTTCATACAGAAAAGCATCCTCTCGTTTTCTACAATGAGTTCTTCGTATGTTTTCATCACTCATCGCCCTCACTTAACCATTCTCAGCAGCGTCATCACCGCATCAAAATCTGGTGCCATCACGCTAGTGATACCGTCGTACAGGATAAATAGTCCGAATACGATTAATACAATCACCAAAGAGAACAAAAGACTAAACGCAGAGTACGGGTCTTCTTTTATCTTGACCCTAATCTTGTATGCGACAATAGCAGCAATCGAAAGCAATATAACAGCCAATACAATTTCTGCCACACCATTAACGAACTCACCACGCACCATAATCTGAAACGCTTGGCTCGCAATATCCGGAACGCCTTCCATGCCTTTTGTTAGCAGGTCTAAAATTTTACTTACTTGTGTGTCCATCGTTCATTCATCTCCTCAGATAATCCATAAGTAGCTTAATTGTCTTCGTTTGCTTATCAATCGTCTCATCTTTAACATCAATGAGTAGTTCTAGGAACTCAACTTTCTTCTTCAGTTCTTCAATTTCTTCGTTCATCACTCTTCACTCTCCCAACCCTCACCAATTGTTACCTTAGTCTCCTGCTCACTTAGAGTAACAATTCTTTGGTCCGCCATTATTCTCATCTGAAAATTTATTTGTTGCGTTCCGATAGCAGTCATTGTGAGCATCCCGGCACTGTCTGGTAATTCAATGATTACTTTTTTCACTATTCTTCACCCTCCAACAAAGACAGTTCTCTCACGATGACAGTAATTTCGTTTGAATAGTGTATCAAATCTTCAACATCCACATCTGCACCGACACTTTCAATTTCTGGTTCAGAGTTACGAGCAAATAGATGAATATCTTCCGCAACACTTTCAAGCCGTTCCAGTAAATCTATTTTTTTACCGTCCATCATTACTCCCCCTCCACAAAGTACCCAAACTGTTCCTTGTTAGCCAGCACAATGACAATATCTTTATCATCGAACCATTCGCCAACATCCCTAGGCATTTCCTCAGATTCCCACATTGAAACATAGTCAGACAGTATCAACGTTTTAGGCTGGCTATCAATCCAATCAACTACAAACTTAGGAATCGTTGGCTTCAACGACTTGAGATACTCAATCTCTTTAATAGCCTTATCAAACAACATCTGACCGCCTAATGTAGACAGCGTATAGAACTCACTTTTGATAATGTCATCAAGCTTCATCATTCATCATCCTCCGGATAAGCACTAGCCATCAGCCCAAGAGCAATTAAAACCAGCACTCCTAGTAAAATCACAACCATCAGAAATTCCCCCTAATCAAATTCTCGACCAGCTCCCGGTCCGATGGATCATAAGGGTAATACCGCATCGAAAGTGAGAACACCCCATCTGCATCCAACTCAATCGCAACCTTCCGCATCCCATTGACAAAGTAAATATGAGGATGCTTAGCCCATTGAGTCACGCGCCCAGACGCAATCACCTTCTTAGCCAATTCACTAATCTTAGGCTCTGTTTGATTAGCCAAGGACTTCAAGTAGTCAATATACCCTCGAATCGTCTTTCGGCCATAATGAGACTCGCCACGTTCCGCCTTGCTAATTTCTTCCTTGATACGGTCAACGTTATCAGGCGCCAATCGAACGCCGTTGCCGTTCTGGTTCAAGCCTAGACGGTAGTTTTCTTCTTGCCACTTCAACTTCTCGACTCTTGCTTCTTGAGCGCGTATTTCGTCATTCTTAGCGGATAGACGATCATCTAGTTGCCTGTTACGTTTCATCCAGGCATCAGCACCGCGCTTATCGTTAACCGGTGAGCCATGCGTAATCTTGGTATGATCATACATAGCTTCCACAATCGCTTCCGATTCAGCATAAAGTCTAGATAGTTTAGACTCTGCAACTTCCAATCTGGTTGTCATAGATTAGTTCTCCTTCCACAATAACCGCACCAGTGCCGGAACATTGAAGCCAGCCCATGAGGTCTCCCAGTTGTTGACAGATACAACTGGGAGGGCTGAATAACCGTGCTCCTTAATCAGATTCAGTGCCGCCGCATCTACCGTGACATCAACATACTCAAACTCAATGCAGTGTTCTCTTAGCCATTTCTTGGTGTTGTCACAGTTCGTACAATTATTTTTGCCATATACAGTAATCATTTAATTTCCTCCTCCACTACATAGCGAATCTTTTCGCCATCAACAACCGTCTCATATAGTTTATGTAGTCGCGGTTTAGCATCGTCCCCAACTTTCCATTGGCGAACCAATCGAGGACCCGCATCATCCTGCTTAACTCTTTCAGGAGGGTGACTGTTCATCTTCAACACCATTAGCACACCAGCAATCAGAATCACAACGGACATTACTAGTGGAATAATCAAGAATCTATTATCAAACTTAGCCATTTTCCTTCCCCTCCTTGTCCATCCAAGCCACTGTCATAGCAATGTAGTTGCACATATCTAGCAAGCTATCGCGCATGGACTCATTAACTTTAGCATCCGGGCTTTTCACCAATTGTTTGACCCGTTCAAACTTATGGTGAATCTGAGCAATACCTGGAGTAAGTCCGAACTCATTCAACGTCTTTTCAAAACTATTCCCATAATCTGAATTTTTCCGCTCATAGGTTTCCTTCATTTCTTTCAGGACCGCATCATAGCCGTTATCATTACTTACATCTTCCATCGCTTTTCCTATAATTTCGTTCCAAATATTAGATAAGGTGTTAGACAGAACGAAATCTTTATCAAAGCCTCTCATAACTTGTAAAAACGCCGACGAGTAATTATCAGAATCATAAACCACATCATCACTGGATATTAACTCTTTCGAGATCCATGTTGCGTCGTACCGTTTGAGTTTAGGAAAGTCAATAACTTTAAGGTACATAATACATTCATCGCTATACGCAAACTCTTTCGCCATTTCATCAGGCAACAAGTTGTTCAGCCCGTAAAACCGATTATAAAAATCAAGTACCCAAGTAACGTGGCTCTTTTTTAAAATCTTGTAGATCATTCGTATTTCCTCCTACTGATGGCACCGCACCACACGCAGGTGATTGCCTACTCGATTATGTTTATGTAGCCACCGGAATACTTCTTCTTCCGTATCGGCCACAAATCTAATCTTGTCCTTACCCTCGACTGCTGCAAACAACCAGTCAGTCTTAGGTAAGCATTGATGGCGCGTTGGAATGTACGTTTCGCAGTAACCATCCCGAATGTCTGTCCGATGATTGCCATCAGCCCAATTTGCCTTCATCAGAACGCACCTCCGAAATGTTCATCTGGCACAGAACTATAGACACCATTAGAAACCTGTTCAGGTGCCGGATAACTACCAGGGCCAGCATAGCCACCTTGGTAAGCACTCTGACGATTCTCTTGTGACTTCTTAGAGTCCAAGAAGTCGAATTCCTCTACCACAAAGGTAGTCGTATAATGGGTTACACCATCTTTTTCGTACTGTCCCGTTTCGCAACGAGTCTTTACTGCTAGCTGACTACCTTTCTTGGCCCATTTAGCAATTGCTTCAGCAGCACCTCGCCAAGCACGAATTCTAATAAAGTCTGCATCCCGTTCACCATTGCTATTAGTGAACCGTCGATTAACGGCTAAGTTAAACTCAGCTACCGCCATACCACTGCCCGTGTATTTAAGCTCCACATCGCGTGTTAAGCGACCAATAAACGTACAATTATTCATCGGCTGCTACCTCCTTTTCTTGTCATGACGCGGTGTTCATAGTACCGCTTCATATCGCGCAAATCGTCGCGCATTGCCAATAGGTCTTCTCGATTACGAATAGCAATCGTCTTGTTTTGTCGTTCCATCCGACGGCAGAAGCCAATCTCGATTTCCAATTCTTTAATGACGGAATCGAATTTTGCTGCTAAATCTAATTCACGGGCCACTCTGATTTCTCGTTCGTGATCCAACTTATTATCTAAACGAGCTAACCAGTTTTCGTGATGCTCCACATCACGCATTAACCCAACTACACATGCTCCAACCAATAGGAGCAGCACTGCCACAAAACCATAAAATACAGGCATCATTTTTTATTATTCCCCTTTATATTTTGATTCGGCGGTTCTTACCGCCCATTTGAATTTCTTTTGCTAAACTATCCAATCGTTCTCCAAGACGAGTGACATCCATCGGCAGGACATCCCTTCCCATCCGCAACTGCTCCAGATAGTCATGTTTAGTTAAGTTCGAGGTGAAGAAGGTTGCCTTCCCATGCTCCATCCGATAATTCAGAATCGCATACAGGACCTCTTTAACAGACCAATTAGATGGCGTCTCAGTCCCAATGTCATCAAGAATCAGAACCTCAGACTTTTTAATCTTGTCCACTTCACTAATAAGCGAACGGCTATCCAAGTTCATCTTCTCCTTGATGGTCCGGAACATCACGCCCACATTGATGAATGTCACACCAATGTCTTTATCGACTAGACGCTGGCTTAAGAACCCCATCAAATGAGTCTTACCAACACCCATCTGACCTACCAACCACATGCCAAGGTTTTTACCCTCATGCTTGTAGTTAGCAATGAAGTTCTTAATGTACGTGACAGCTTCCACCATTTCTGTGGTGACATCTGCTTTCCCAATCACGGCATCTTTGAATGTCCGCGTGGTTTCATCATAGACTGCCGTAGCCATCATCCGTTCACCGGCTTGCATCCGGTAAGCCATAGCTTCAGAACGGGGCCGGTAAATCAACTCGATATTGTTGTTTACCAGGGCCATTTCAACCTGGTACCACTTATCGTAGTTATCGGCAGTCCTAGTAATGACCCGCCAGTATTCCAACAGCCTAGTGATATTGCGCTGCACGATTTCATCCTCGCGTTGCAAATCATGGGCCATCAGAAATTCCTTAACAAGTTGATTTGAGAAAACCTTATTCAAGGTCCGCTCCACCATTTCCCGATGGTGAGGTAGTGGCTGCACATCTTGCAAGGCACTACCTACTGACATCATTCCATCCATGAAGTAATGTCCCCCTTCTCAAGTAAGGACTTTGCTTCATCCTCACTTATTGAACTTTTATAAGCAGGAGGAGTAGTAGGCATTCGAGATCCAGCATCATTCAAATAGCTTTCAAACTTTTCAGAATTAAACAATGTCGCAGGTCTTAGATATACTCGCATCTTGTTGTCCCTTAGCCACTTGGCAGATTGATTGTCAATTACCCGTTTCATATCATCTACCGTGTATCCTTCTTTTAGTCGAGCGGTAATATATTTTGTGTTCCCTTTCGATTTAGGCGAAAATTTCTTTCTCGTTTTCTCATTCAAGTAATCAATGACTTTTGCGACATCATCCTTGGCATCGTCTGGCTTGCCAGACAATATATTATTAAAAGGAGTATTATTATATATAGTATTATTCTCTAGGACATTTCTGTCCTCCCTCTTTGGACAAAATTGTCCTCCCCCCTCAGGACATTTCTGTCCTCCCCCCAGGGCATTTTTGACCGCACCATCTACAATGGAGATATACCGTCTTTCAACGTATTTACCTCCATCGGCGTATTCCATTTCTAATCTGAAATACCCCATCTTACCAAGGTTACTGATCCATCTTCTTACAGTCCTTGCATCAACGCCATATAGAGAAGCAAAGTATGCGTTGCTTGCATAGCACTCTCCATTCATATTGCATAGAGCCGTAACTTCTGCATACAGTAATTTTTCAGCAGCCTTCAACCTCATGTCGTACCGAACGTTAGCCGGCACTACCGCGTAATAATTAGGAACCTCTGTCATCATATTCACCTCTAATCTTGATTCGTCTTAATTGTTCATCATCCAATTTAATCCCTGGCGGAAGGTGCCATTTCTCTAGGAACCTTTCTGCCCCTATCGTGTGATATTCCGAATGGTGTTCGCGACATAAGGCCATCACCCGATGCTTCCGGTGGTCTACCTTATTTCTGTCAGAACCCATCCCCACCGCGTCAACGTGGTGAATATCAGCTCCATACTTTCCGCAACAGATACACCGTCTGTTCATCGTGTAAAGGAATAGAATTTTCTGATCATCTGCATCCAGGTAATAGGCCCGTTCATAGAACGGAATACCTAAATAGAAGCAGCATTGAATGATATAGGTTATGAAGTCTTTTGCCAGCTCAAGGCTCATACACCCATCTGCCAAAGAGAATGGTTCAATTTCCTTGATCTCGGCAAACTTCTTCTTGAATTCAGACTTTACAAAGTCTGATTCATAGCCAGAATGATTGGCTATGTCTTTGAACAACCCATAAATCTTGCGCCTTTGGTCCGGCGTTATAAACCTTGAGTCCTCAAACTCAAGGCTAGCCATTATCTGGCCTTGATTGCTTTTCCGTACTAGTTGTCTTTTACTAATAGCAACCGGTAACTCAAAGGTAGCAATCTTACCTTCCAACTTAACAAGTTTTACTTTCATCGTTTTTTTGAATTGGCTTCAACTCGTAATAATCGCCATTTCCTGAACACCCACCAATTGGACAAGCTTTCAAAGCATAAGTAACTCCGTTAACTCTAACTTTTTTTTGATTGATTATTTCAACATTAGCGTCCAATTCAGTAATAGGGACCATCATCACATCCCAACTACCATTTGCTTCATGCTTCTGTGCCGCATGAGAAAAACGCTTGGAAATAGAATTGTCCGATACTGAAGTTCTCCAAGCGTTGGCATAAATATTTTCTAACATGATTTTCCCTCCTAAATCACAGCCCGTAGGCAATCCTAATTCTTTCGACTTCCTCTAAGTCGAATTCTTTTACAGATCTACTCCCTGCATCAAGTAGGTCCCTATTTTCCCAGTAGTAAATTACCGGGACCAGCATGTACTCATAACCCTTACCGTTCCATTGGTACGGGTTCTTGAACCACTTGAAGAAATCAGGGTTATCATCAACGAACTTGCGGAATCTTTCCAACCGTTCGTTAGGGTTTTTGTAATTCATAATGTGGGCCACGTTGCCCCTAGTCCCCCATGTTGATGGGACTTTTTTTGTCTCTGCAAAAAGAATTTTACCCATTAGATCCTACCCTCCTTCAACTTTTTGTTCAGTATATTAAACTAGACAACTAAAAAAATATCCTCAATTTTAGAGTCTAATGCCTTTGCCAGCTTAGAAATTGTTTCAAATTTTGAATTTACGACTAAGCCGTTTTCCATTAAAGATATTGTTCCGCGTGATACACCGCTTTTTTCTGCCAATTCCTCTTGTGTAATCTTGAGTTCTTGGCGTCTCTTTTTCATGTTGCATTTGAATTTCATTTTTACATCCCCTTTCTGGTTAAGGTCACTTAATTTACCTTACAACATAAGTTTAATATACTGAACACTAAATGTCAAGCACATTAAACGAAAAACTTGAAAAAAAGTTTAATACGTTATACAATACATAGTAGGAAAGGAGTTTTTAACCATGAGACTCGGAGAAAAAATCAAGACCCTTCGTAAAGCTAAGAAGTGGACCATGGCTGATTTATCTCAGCGCTCAGGCCTTAGCAAAGGGTATATTTCAATGTTAGAACGTGGGGTCAACCCCACTACCAATAAGGAACCTATTCCTACCTTAGAAACTGTTTATAAGATTGCCAATGCTTTTGGAGTACCTAGTGACACCCTATTAGATAATGTCGAGGGGCAAGTCAGTATAAACAAGGTCAATCTTATAGAAACAAAAAGAACCGGTACTATTCGTAGAGTGCCGGTATTAGGGACTATTTCTTGTGGCCTTCCTATCATCAGTGAAGAAAACATTGACTACTATGAGGAAGAATTAGATGATTTGCTTCCTAGTGGCAACATTTTCTATCTCAAAACCAAGGGTGACTCAATGGCCCCTACCATTCCTATCAACAGTCTAGTCATGATCCGTGAGCAACCATCCGTAGAGAATGGCGAGATTGCTGCCGTCCTTGTCAACGGTGACACGGAAGCCACACTCAAACGCGTTCACTTCTCAGGTGACACAATATTACTTCAAGCCGACAACCCACTATACCCACCATATATCGTGAGTGAGGATAACCCAGCTCGCATCATTGGAAAAGTAATCAAATACAGCGTATACGTTTAGAGCGTATACGTTTAGGAGGTGCACAAAATGAAGAAGACACTTTTAATTCTCTTATCACTTGCTATGTTCTTACTACCTACAACCATCAAGGCAGTTGATCTATACGATTGGCAGACCAATATCATCGAGAAGGTGAAACCCGTCTTTGAAGAAGTGGACAAACGCATTGACAATAAAGACTTTTCCAAAGACTCGCGCGAATGGATGTCAGTCCAATTGTACGGTTTGCCAAGCGAACTACTTGAACAAAAGAAACGCAAGCAAGAATCTAACAAGGATAGCAATACAATCTTCAGCTATCTGCCGGAAGCCAAGGCAGAATATATGGAGAAGTACAATAGAGACGGTTATTTACTTTGGTCCTTCATTACTCCTAATAGTTTGTTGTGGGTCTACTTGAATCAAGACAAGGACCTATCACCTACTGAGCAGGAAGAATTGAAGTACCGCATCATCGAACTCAAGCGAGACATTGCAGACGTTCTTAGTGCGAATACAGAACAAGCCGACGCCATCTATCAAATGCTCCGCCACGACTACAAGTAGGAGGTCCAAACATGTGGGTTCAAGAATTACAAAACGGCAAATACAAATTCAATGAACGGTACAAGGACCCTGTAACTGGATCATACCGTTATGTTTCCGTTACGAACATTAGGAATAACCGCAACGTAGCCAAGAGTATGCAGCGCATCCTGGATGAGAAGATTCAGCAGAAGATGGCATCTGCCCCATATAACGATGACATTACCCTATCAGAACTTTTGGACAGATGGTATGAGGTATACGAGTCCACTGTTCGACCAAGTACGGCCCGTGGGCAGCGAACAAGAATCAAACACATTAAGTCTGAACTGGGTCATTATAAGACCTCGCAACTAAACGCCACTCTATTAAATCAATTTCTCTTGTCTCTCACGCGTCAGGGACAATCCTATACCAATGTATCGTTTCGCAAGCAAACTCTCTCTATGGTGCTAAAATTCGCCAAAAAATACGGGTACATAAAAGATGACTTTACTCACCTACTATCAGTAGAGAAAGTCAACCTACCCACCAAGAACGAATTGAAGTACTTAGAAGCCCATGAATTAGCTGATGCCTTAAGCCAATTAGAAGCCATGGGCTACCAGGAGATAGCCAACCTATGCAAGATACAGGCCCTTACCGGGATGCGGATTGGAGAGTTACTAGCATTAGACTACCGCCAGCATATCGACCTAGATAACCGGACCATCGATATAGTGGCTACCTGGGACTCTACCTTGCAACGACTAGGACCACCCAAAACAGGTGACGCTAGGACAATCAATATCAACCAAGATGTGGCCAATACGATTAAGAAGCAGATAGCACTCACCCAACGCAAGGTGATTAGTCACCGACGCATAACAAGTGACAACACCCTACTGTTTGTCTCCAATCGTGGGACGCATAAGGACTACCGTCAAGTCAACGCAGCATTATCAAAGGTTAAGATTGAAGGTAAGCACGTTACCACGCATTACTTCCGTCATACCTTTGTGACAATCATGCTAGAAAACAACGTGCCGATTAAGCAGATCTCTCAGCACGTTGGACACACAGACACCGCCATGGTTGAAAAAGTCTACTCTCATTTCTCCCAAAAGATGGCAGACAACCTCCGTTCATCCATCGACCAACTGCAATATGCCTTTTGATACTTTGCTACTTTCGTGCTACTTAGGGTGCAAGGTAGCGGACATTTACTTATCATTACAACACAAAGAAGACCCCGACCAAATCAATGGCCGGGGTCTTTCTTTCGCTATGTATCGCTATTTATAAGCTAGCGTAATGTTATTAAAACTTACGTTTACGAGCTGCTTCTGATTTCTTCTTACGACGTACAGATGGTTTTTCGTAAAATGATTAGACGCGAATCACTAACTATCACAACCTATCAGAAACGTGTTATAAAAGCATCTTCTGATATTTTATCCGTCACTACCTATCATAACCAATCATACTTTTAAGTAGACTTTGCTACTTTTCTGCTACTAGTTAGACAATGCGGTTTAGGTCATCTAGTTCTTTCATCAAGTCATCGTATGACTCAAGACTCGTTTTGACACCAATCGGTACTTCACCGATAGAAAAATAATAATCCACGGGGATAGGGCGCCCTACTAACTCGTTCATTTTGCGCTCGACAATCACGCGTTCGCCAATCAATCCTTCAAACTTATCGTGTGTAAGTTCTTCTATCAACTCTGAGTAGTCCACACTGACACGATACCCAGTCTCTTTTATCATACAGTCGATTTTTTCCAATTCCTCGGTAGATAATTCATCTACACTCAAAAGCCCGTCTCGGACCAAATTCAAGCGCTTTAATGATACGCCTGTTTCTCTAACGATAATTTCCATTGGAATAGCTTTGTTCTGAATAAAAGATTCAATCAATTTCTTATTCATATTATCCCTCGATTCAACTTGTTATTTTAACTACATAGTATCACATTGACTTATTTTTGTATATAAAAAATGCCGACTAGTAGAGGGACCAGCCGACATTAAACCCTATACAAGAATGAATTGAGGAGATACACCCTTGTATTTATATTATACCGCATTGTAGGCATTATCTCAACTGACTGTCCACATAAAAAAATCCCCCAGGCAATGCCCAGGGGATAGATATTGGTCCACTGTTTAGGACTTATCAGATTCCTTCCGTTATAACGGACTTAGAATTTACCTACAATGTTGCCAGTAGCTTTTTCAATCAACGAACCATCTTCACTGACTGTAATTTCAGTGTTTTCAAGCATAGCCCCATCTTCTGTTACATAATATAGGCGCCCATCGGAACCAACAATGTATTCTTTAGAAGACATTTGCCCATCATCCTTGAGGTGATACCACTTGTCGTTGTATCGAACCCATCCGACTACCATAGCACAGGCACTATTGAAGTAATACCACTTACCATCTTTTTGAACCCAACGATTGCAATAAGCATAACCGTCCTCGTCAAACAGATACCAGAAGTCATAGACTTTCAACCATTGGTCTGCTGGCCAACTACCATCTTCATTTCTATACCACCAGCCGGTCTCGTTCTTAAGCCAACCGGTTTCTTGTACTTCTGTAGAGCCTACTGATTCACCGCTCAAGATAGCGTTAACCTTAGTTTGTACAGCGTTGTAGTCATAGCCGGAAGCAGATAGTCTAGCTTTTCTATCTTCGCCGGTGCCCCACTGTCCATTGATTACTTCTTGAGCAACTTCAGCGACAGATTTTGACCCACTAGAAGATGAAACTAAGCCAGATCCATAGTTAGGTCTAGCGTACCCTTTGATTTGCCAGTGGTTCCAAGCATAAGAGCGTCTCCGCACAGCTGAAGGTGAACCTGAGTTACCCTCGATGGTGTTAACCGTGTTGCCACTAACCGATTCAACAATACCGATATGGTCTGCAAAACCGCCGCCATCCCAGTCAAAGGTAATAATGTCACCGGCTTGCGGATATGACTTCCCAATCCAGATACCTTTTGATTGGAAGATAGCAATATGGCGTTGTACGCCACATTCTCCACCTACCAACGATGATAGTCCAGCTTTCCTAAATGCAGCGGTGACCGTTGCATCGCACCAGTCATCATCGCTAGTCATTCTATAACCGACTGGCAGTGGGCTTTGAGAATTGTAAATGGATAAGATTTCATTATGAACCCCACCATACATTTGCCCACCTAACCAGTTTCTAAAAACGTTAAGTACATCTTGAGCACTTGCCATGTTGCTAGTTTCCCCCTTGTCGATTCTATCCAATGACCCATCTGCATTGAGGGCGTCATGGATATTTTTCATGCTGTTATAGTAAGAATTAAAGACCTTCTCGGAGTTGTTTCCGTCACCAGCGTAGTCAGCCACAGCTCCGCCATATTTGAATAGCCCTAAAGCATACTCTCTAAGTGTTTTCTTGCCACTACACTTGTAATAGCCACCATTTCGTAGAAGCCATCCAAAGTCTTTTAAGTAGTCTTCGACACTATCATAGTGAATGTAGTAGCCTCCCTCGTCAGATGGACGAGCTAAACCAGGTCTTACAGTGACTCCGCTCCCTCTTGTGAAAGGGTCAGTTGTTTTTTTGTACCATGTGGCCCCACCCCAGTTGTTGTCTGTTCTCGCAGACGTTGACTCAGGATGCTGCCCCCACCCAGTCTCATGACATAGTTGGCAGATAACAAAAGAAGGGACTAGGTCATAATGCCTAGCCACCTTCTGCATTTTTTCAATTAGATCATCCGACAGTGTGTAATTACCGTATTGCAACATACGGCTTCACCCCTTTCTTAGGACTCTTTAGGAGCCTCATAAGTCAACGCTTGTTCACTGTCGCCAAGCCCCGCAGTAGTAGGGTCAGGGATAAGGTTAAAGGCATTGACGAAAGTCAAAGCAATTAAGTAAGGGTTGCTGAACAGAGAAACAAGCAACTTTCCTAATACATCAAACGTCGTTAAGTCCTCAAGTTTGAGGTTTTGATAAGCCAATACAGGCATCAAGATAGCAATCGCGAAGCGCGCCAAGAATGCCACATTTTTCTTATTAAAACGAACCTTCCAATTGATTTTATTCATAATGAATTCCTCCTATTTTAACTTTTGTTTGATCTCAATAAGATCTTCTTTCATCGCCTTGATTTGTTCCACGAGCTGATAAGTAATCTTATTCTGCTCGTCATGTTCATCAAGCCGTCTACTGTTTTGCTCAGCTAGTTTCTGGGTATAGTTTTGACTAGCTTCAATCATTGTCATGCGGTGTTCCTGTTCAGTGATTTTGCTTTTGTTGTTTAAGTACAGACCTGCTACCGGAATCAGCACGCCGATGATGTAACCCAACACCTCAGAGCTAATACTAGTGCTCCCTGGCATACTTTTCCCCCTTCCTTCATAAGAAAAGGGTGCACTAGGCACCCTTTCATTTTCGGTGATTATTCTTCACCTTGTTCTAATTCCTCAAGACGTTGCTTGAGTTGTTCAAGTGTCATGAATTCCAAATCAGCTAAGCCAAGAATTTGAAGTTGCTCACGAACACCTTTCTTATGACGGCGTGGCACAGAAGCAAAAGTACGTTTTGCTAATTCAATGTGCTTAGCGTAAAGAAAATGTAGTTCCATAAATTTGTCACCTCCTCCCCACAAATTCCGAACATGCGTAGCGAGTGCAGTAGCAGCTTCCCTAATGTGGTGTAGCATGCTCCTCATCCCCTTCTTCTTTATGTTCAGTTTCTTTGTCAGACTCAAAACGTTCCCGGTAATCTTCAGGAACTTCAGTTGGCAAGGTGAAGTTAGTTACAACCTTTGCCATTTGTTCTACCTGGTATTTAACCAGCAATAAGTGTTCACTAATATTTGCATTGTCATCAGCTTGTTCAAGCATTGCACCGCTAGCTTTTTCAAGAAGTTCCTCTGTTTTCTTAAGCTGCTTACGTTGTTCCTCTATAACAACTTGAGAGTCATCAAGAGTTTTCTTTAGGTTCACCACCTGTTCCGCCGTTTGGTCCGCTTGTTTAATAGCGTCGCTCATGGCGTATTTTTGAAACGAATCTTTATACACCTTTTGAAGTACTAACTCAATTACATCGTTGTCTGGTGTAGCTAAGTGGTTCCCGTCAATCTCCCTTTCGAGCGCGGTGTATTCACCATCCGTGGATTGAATCAGAACCCTAGTTTTTTCCTGATCGAACGTTAGTTGCTTGCTTACTATCCGGAACATCTTGCACCTCCAGTTCTGCCAGCTTCTCTTTCAACTGACGATTTTCTTCTTCCAATAATTCACAGGCCCGTTTATACATAGCCCGATTTGCTTTTTCCTCAGCCAAAGCCAATGATGTTTCAGCTAATGCTTGTTTAGTTGCTTCCAATACTAATTCTTCCATAGTTACCTCCAGCTATTCTCCCCATGTCTGCTTACCATAATATCCGCCACGATCATATAGACAAACGCTGCCCCAATTCCCGAACCAGATGCCGGAATTGCCATTGTTGCTTTTAAGCAGAACACCCGGCTCACCATCTATTGTCATGTCCTGAAAGACAATCCCTTTGCCAGAACCAGTGCCCATTCCAGTCAAAACAGAAATATATCCATTATCGCCATTTATCGACATGGCAGTACCAAATAAGTTTTCTTGTTCATACTTTGCATAACCCAACGATAGTGTATGACCTTTTTTAGCCCAAAGAACAACACCGGGAGTAGAGGCATAGGAAACAGACCCAGCCCACTTCCCCTTTCCCCAGAACTGAATCCCATCTGATATATACTTAGCAGATATGGACCCATCATTCCGGGTAGAAAACATGCCGTCACCATTGATATGCAAATTGTTGCTTACGCCATTAAAACCGGCTTGGACAAACTTAGCAATCTCGCCGGTTAGACTTTGCACATTGATATTAACGACCTTTAATTTTCCGCCATCAAGAGTACCAAAGGTAATCTTGTCAGCTTGAAGATCCGTAATATGGGCACTATTGATGACGCCTTTTTCAATGTATGTCTTACCCGTAATAGCATTCAATTTACCATCGAGACGGAACCCATCAGCCGTTTGACTGAAGATAGATTCACCACCATTGACCTTATTACTAATGGCTTGAATGACCTTATCCGGTGACTGCTCAATGATAGACTTAAAGTGTTCAGTGGTTACACTGTCTCGGATGATACTAGGTGTTTGTTCTCGGATAGAACTAGCTGCATCGCTAGAAGCCTTTGCTAACAACTTACCAGCAATAGTAGCCAAGTCAGTCTGCAAGTTGTTGTGACTGTCATAGAACTGAGCATACAACCCACGGGAAGATAGGCTAATCTCACCTTTCAACCCCTCAACTTCCGACTTCATCTTGAGCGTTAGTTGCTGAAGGTTGTCAATCAGTTCAGCTAACCTACTTCTTTGTGACTGGTTTTCTTCATAAGTCGAAGCGGAATCACCTGCCACAAGACGAAGCTCCGTCAGAATTGTGTCCCCAATTAAGTCCGGTTTGATACTACCGTTCTTAAGTGTGATAACAGAATCAGGCTTAGGTGCTAAGAACGTATAAGAGAACAACCCGTCCCCTTCTAGCAAGGTGAACTCAGTATTCTTGTCAATCTGAGCATTAAACTTTTGTGGCATTTACTTCACCACCTAATCAGTCAATGGCCATTCAGTAAAGGCACTAGGCTTAATGCCGTTGACAATCGACATAACAACTTGATAGGTCTTGTTGCCTTTGCGTAGCGTACCAGAGAACATAACATTGTTATTGTCCATCTTAGTAGCCGTCCCAAAGGCGCCACTCTTAGAGTCTTTTTGCATCGAGATCCCAACAGGAACCGCATCCGACTTAAGGTAATCTCCAAAGTCTTGATTACTCTGACTAGCAGACAATTTTGTGTGTTGCGACAAGTTAACCCATGGCTTCCATGTTCCACCAGTTACCGACGCAACATAGAAATCACCATTCCAATGCGGAGCAAAACAATAGACATAATTTGTCGAAGGTTTCCACACAAACACCTCTTTGACAGGGGCGTTCATATCTCTTACGATACTAAATCCGATAGGGACCGAGTTGCTGTTGAGGTAAGAACCAAAACTTGTCCCTGCTGGGCAAGTGTTAATGGCAAGTGTCGCACCCCATTCGTCAAGACCGAATTTTCTGAGCAAAGCAGTAAGGACATTACCGTTGGCCACATCAGTGACATTCCAGGCTTCACTATTGATTCGCTTACGAACCCACATCCGACCATTCGTACCAACGAATAACTGCCAGGTAAAGTGTCCTGATTGTCCAAGCGAACCTATGCCGTTTGAGTAAACTAGGATAAACCCATAGGAGCTAGAGATACCCTTAGAAGCCATGTTCGTGGTGTATTGATAAATACCTGGAGTCGATAAGTTATCGACGTCATTGTTAGTTTTGACTATCTTACCAAGCAAAGCCCCTAGATTCTCGGTGCTGATAAGACTATCCAGCTCAGAAACCGTCCCAGTCTTAAACTTGTTTACCGTCCCTTGCACCCGGTTAACCGATTCAACACTAGCATAGCTAGTTCTATCATCAACCAAAGTAACCGTAATATTCTTATCAGAAGACACACTCACTAGGTAGCGAATCGTCATCTGGATTCGTTGGACCCTATAATCTTCTAAGACAGGAGGGTCAGCGGTATTGCCACCGTATAGCCACAGAAATTCTGGCCCATTACCAACTTTGGCAAAGATACCAATTTCAGACATAGCCTTTCTTCGTGTGTTATCAAGTTCCTTGTTGTCAAGAACAATCTCAACAACTTTCTTATCACCTTCATTCGTAACAGTTGGAACCTTACGAACAAATTGAGCTGCCAAGCTAGTCGCATTTTCAGCATTCGTAGATCCATTCCCAACTGCCATCCCAGTGACAACTAGTTCGCCTTGTTTAAGCATTTCACGCTTACCGACATTAGTAAGCGTTAGTTGAGTAAAGGGCATATTATTCTAACCTCCATTCAATATGTGTCGTGCTAGGCACAGCCTGCACTTTCATAACAGGGTTTTGAACAGTAACCCTATTCATGTCTCCTTCAACACTGACATTGACATGCTCTACCAATGGCTCAAGTTCAATTGAGTGGCTGGTAGAAGTTTCCGTCACATCAACCCGAACCACAACCGGGTAATATCCTTCAGCGTGACATGTTAGACGGTAATCATCCAAATACACCTTATCAAAGGTTACATCGTCACCTGTTTTAGTCAATGTTGGATAGTGAGGATTCTTAGGCTGCATCACTACTTCAGTAGTAACCTGACCCCCACCTCTCCTTGTTCTTACCAAGAATGACCGGTGAGGACGTTCAACAAACCGCGTGACACCAGCCAAGGTATATTTTTGACCCGTTGTGAAGCCAGACCCGTTGTGTCGAATCGTAATGCTTCCTTGCTCCACCGTAATGGTGACTGGTTTTCGAGTATCAAGTTCTTCCTGGATGCGGTTCTTGGTGTAAATCATGGTATTGTCATTACCAATTAATCCAATTGATAGCTTTTGACTATCGTCTAATCGTTTAATATCCGATAGCAAAGCAGGTAAGTCCGTCTCTTTCCATTCAGTCAAGGACACTTTGGCATTATCAACTTCTGCTTTTACCTTTTCAATCTCCCGTCGCACCTCATCTGACACTTCACCAGACATAGTACGAACCCATCCAGTTTCAGCTTTTTCCCAAATTTCTGTCTTGCCGCCATTATCTAAGAAAACAATGTCCCCAATTTCGTAGTCGTTAGGGTCAGGCAATTCAGTCAGATGGTACATAATGTGACGACCGTCAGCATCTTCTATGTAGTTCAATAAGTTGTATTCAAAGTTCCGTTCTTCCGATTGAACCGATAAAGTATGAGAAGATGGTCTGCCCTCGTTAAGAAGACGCTCAGCCAACTTGACCGAATCGTAATCGTTAGTGAATTTCACCCGCACGACTTGTTCTGTCAACGGGTTCCACTCGACTTCCTCAACGCGCAATTCAACATCAATGTCATACTTTTCAGAATAGACTTCCACCGTGTCATACATACCGAAGAAAGTATCAGTCGTAGCGTCCATAGCCCTGTCTCTTATCCCCATC